TGCGGAAGCCAAGCAGCCTGAATTTAAAGAAAAGAAAGGCGAAGGATATATTCAGTATGGCGATCGCAACGATTACCCAAATTACTTAGTTGAACTTTTTAATAAGTCAGCTAAACATAATGCCATTGTAAAAAGCAAGGTGCATTATATTACTGCAAATGGTTGGTCAGGAAGCGAGGAAGCAAAGCCTTTTATTGAGAAAGTCAATAGAATGGAGAGCCTTGAAGATTTAACAAGAAAGGTATCTTTAGATGCCGAGTTATTTGGGGGTTATTATTTGGAAATCATTTGGTCAGTTACAGGTCAGTTAAGCGAAATCTGGCATTGTGATTATACTAAGATTCGTACTAATAAAGACAACACACAATTTTGGTATAAAGAGGATTGGGCTGATAGGAATGAAAAGGCGGAGGTTTACCCTGCTTTTAATCCTGCTAATCCATACGGCAAGCAGATCCTTTACATAAAAGAATACCGCCCAAATATGGGTTACTATTCTTTGCCAGGTTATTTTGGTGCGCTTAATTACATAGAATCAGATATTGAAATATCTAAGCACGTTTTAGGTAATGCACAGACAGGGTTTTCTGCAAGTAAACTTATTACCCTACCTAATGGCGAGCCTTCGGATGACGAGAAGCGCAATATTGAAAAACGCTTTACAAATAGATTTAGCGGATCAGATGGCAAGAAGTTTATTTTAGCTTTCGTAAATGATAGTGCAAGAAAGCCTATCATTGATGATCTTGGAACTTCTGATATTACAAAAGAGGACTTTGGTCGTGTGGATTCTTTGATTCAAACTAATATATTTTCAGGGCATCAAATTACTACGCCATCAATCTTTGGTATTGCAGAGGCTGGTAAGTTAGGCAGCCGTTCAGAAATGAGAGACGGCTATGAAATCTTTAAAAATACTTACGTTAATAGTAAGCAGATGCACCTTGAAAGTGTATTTAATATGCTATTTAAGTACAGAGGTATTGAGGATGCTGATTTAAAAATTATACCTACGGAAGCAATTGGTATTGAGTTGACAGAGAATGGTTTATTACAAATTATGTCTAAAGATGAACTTAGAGATAAAGTTGGATTGATGGCACTTGAAGAAAAAACATCATCAACAAATCAAGACGTTATTAATGCGATAAATAATTTATCTCCATTAGTTGCAACTAAAGTATTGAATCAGTTTACGCCAAATGAGCTTAGAGCATTAGTTGCTTTACAACCAAAAGAGGGTGGCGAAAATATACAAGTACCACAACCAGAAGCATTTTCAGACGATTTCAGCGCATTTTATGAGTTTGGAGATGCAAAGGATAACTACAATATTTGGAAGTCTAAAACACGCTTTAATGACGATTCTGAATATCAGCTATTTGCAGAGGTAAATCAATTACAAGCCAATGTGCTTGATTTGATGGCTAAGGATAAAAGAATAACGCCAGAAGTTTTGGCGACTACGTTAGATCAAAGCGTTGATACTATCAATGAAGTGATTAAAAAATTGATTGTTGATGGGCATATTGAACCAAAGCAATACACAATAGGTAAGGGGATTGATGAGAATGTGATTACAGAGCATACTTTGACAGAGCCATTAAAGAATATTTTAGAAAAAATTAAGCCACAGACAACTGAGTTGCTGATTAGATATTCTTACGAATGGAAAGCTGGGTTTAGTAATTCAGATAAAGACACAAGCCGTCCTTTTTGTGTGGCTTTATTAGACGCAAATAAGGTTTATAGCCGTAGCGAAATAGAGTTAATGAGTGCAAGATTAGGTTATTCAGTATGGGATCGTAAAGGCGGTTGGTACACAGAATCAAGCGGCAAACATAGCCCAGAGTGCAGACATCAATGGGTTTCAAACATAGTAACAAGAAAAAAATAATGAGCAAGAATACTTTATTTATATCAGTTCAGTCAATTAAGGACAGAACAGGATTGCACGCAAACGTAGATGAAAAATTAGTATTGCCTGAAATCAAGACGGCGCAAGATATGTATATTTTGCCTGCATTGGGATCAGCACTTTACAATGAATTACAAACGGCGGTCGATAGCAATACATACACAAATTTACAAACTACTTTATTAGACGATTACATAGTAGATACATTGATTTATTTTGTAATGTCTGAATTACCACAGGGCTTGTCATTTCAGTTTTACAATAAAGGTCTTTTGAGAAAGTCAGGCGAGAATCAGGAAAACCCTTCAATGCAGGATATGATTGATGTGGCTAACAGATACAAAGCCAGAGCAGAATTTTACAAGCAAAGGTTAATTAAATACCTAAAACAAAACAATGCTTTATATCCTAACTACTTAAACTTTGGTAGCGGCATTGATTCAATCAAGCCTGATAATGAAGGTTACACAGTTTCAATGTACTTAGGGGATGCTTGTTGCAATGATGATGATTACGAGGGTAAACGTAAAAGAACTTTTGAGGAAAGGTATCAGGGTAATATTGGATGCTGCTAATATGAGTAAACAAGTAACTATAAAAAACCAAAATAAGCTAAAAGTTTATTTGGAAAAAGCTAAAAAGAATGACTTTGAATCAAATCGTCAGCGAACTGACAAAGATAGGAAACGACCACGAACAAATTAATTTTGTTTATTTTGGCGATGTCTGGGAACGATTAAGCAATGGCGAGGTAACTTATCCTGCTATGTTTTTTACGTTAACAGGTGCTACAATAGGTGCTAAAGAAATAGACTACAATTTCAGTTTTTACTTTATGGATAGGATGCTATCAGAGGAAACAAACGAAACAGAGGTTTTATCAGATCAAACTTTAGTAGCACAAGATTTTGTTGCGCAGTTAAGATACCCAATTGATTATGGGGTAGTTACTTGGACTTGTGGGGATAGTATTCCAATGACTTATTTCACGGAATCTGATCCTGATTTTTTAGCAGGCGTCAAGTGTGATATTACTTTGAATTTACCATTTATAAACAACAGGTGCCAGGTGCCTACAAATTATACTTATTAATGGAATCAAAAAAAATTAATCAGTTAGCGACAAATGTTGCACCACAAACTTCTGATTTAACAATTATAGGCGATCCGATTACAGGGGTAAGTAAAAAGATTACGTTATTACAGATAGCTAATTTATTTGCTACAACAGGCACAGTTTCAAGCGTTGCGGTTACAGAAACAGGGGATGCTTTAACAATAACAGGAAGTCCAATAACAAGTGCAGGTACAATTAATATAGGATTTGCAGGGGATGCTACTCAATATGTTAGAGGCGATGGTGCATTGGCAGATTTTCCAACATCAACAGGTGGCGGAAGTTCTGTTTCTTATTATCTAAATTCAAGTGTTTCACAAGGCACTATTGGCGGTGTTGCTTATAGAGAATTAAGTAAAGACCCAATTGCAGGTGCAGGAACAGATATTACTATTTCAGCTAATGGATACATAGCAAGTTACATAACAGATGCTAATGACCCTGCTTTATTAGAAGTACCCGGTGGTAACTTTAATTGTGAGTTTTATTTTAGTGTAAACTCTAATAATCATAATCCTTATGTTTATGCAGAACTTTATAAATATGACGGCACTACTTTTACGCTATTAGGTAGCAGCCAAAGTGTACCTGAATATTTAACTAATGGTACAACTTTAAGTCCTTATTATTTTGCTATCCCTGTTGCTACTGCTGCTTTAACTATAACAGATAGATTAGCAATTAGAATATATGCAAACGTTGATACAAAAACAGTTACTTTACATACAGAGAATAATCATTTATGTCAAGTAGTTACAACCTTCTCTAATGGATTGACTTCGTTAAATAACTTAACAAGACAAGTACAATTTTTTGGCACAGGAACAAGCGGAACGGACTTTGCTATATCAAGTTCAACGGCTACTCATACTTTTAATCTGCCTGTGGCTTCGGCTACAAATACAGGTAAGTTAAGTTCAACGGATTGGAGTACGTTTAATGCAAAGCAACCTGCAATAGGTTATACTCCTGCCAATGATAGTTTAGTAGTGCATTTAGCAGGTACAGAAACAATCACAGGAAATAAGACTTTGAATGGTGATAATGTATATAATGGCGTTAACGTATATAATACTTATCAAACAAGATTTACATTAGGTATTGCAATTAATCAAACTTTAAGTGGTGGCGCAGTTGGTAGTCATACAGTTATTGGAGCAAATGTTAATGGCTTAAATGTTAACTTTCCTGCAGGGGGATATAATAGTTTAAACTTTGCAAGTACAAGCGTGGGTAATACTTACACTTTCCCAAATGCAACAGGAACTTTAGCTTTAACAAGTGATATTTCATATCCTGTTACAAGTGTATTTGGTAGAACAGGTGCGGTTGTTGCAGCAAGTGGCGATTATACAACAACACAAGTAACTGAAGGAACTAATTTATATTATACAGAAGCAAGGGTAAATGCAAATACTAATGTAGCTGCTAATACTGCTGCAAGACATAACGCAGTAACAATAGGTACGGCTAATGGATTAAGTTTAAGTACACAGGTTTTAAGTTTAGCATTAGCAAGTACAAGCGCAACAGGTGCTTTAAGTTCTACTGATTGGAATACTTTTAACGGCAAACAAAACGCTCTAACAAATCCAATTACAGGTACAGGAACAACTAACTATATACCTAAATTTACTGCAAGTGGAACAATAGGCAATAGCTTAATTTATGATACAGGAACAAGGATTGCAATAGGTGGAACAAGTGCGGCCGATGGGGTACTAACAGTTCAGAGTGATTCAGGGCAGTTTTGTATTCAAAGTAATACTACACCGGGGAAGCAATTACAAATAGGATATGACCATGTTACAAACAATTCTTATTTAACTTCTTTAAATCAAGGTGTTGCTTTTACAACTTTGGCTTTGCAACCAAACGGAGGTAATGTTCACGTTGGAGGCTCAACAAGTAATGGTGCAAGATTACAAGTAACTGGAACTGCAACATTCTCAAGTAGTGTAAATTTAGGCTCAATAGCAAATAGTGGTGATACATCTTTATTAAATATTAAACAAGCAAGTACCGCATATAATAATGGTATTTACTTAGAAAGAGGCGGCGAAAGGAATGGTTACTTTATGTATATAGGTGGAGCTTTAGATGCATTAACATTTAGAAGAAACTACTTTGGTACGCAATCCGATGTCATGTCATTAACAAGAGATGGTAACGTTGGAATCGGAACGAGTAGTCCTGCGTGGAAATTACAAATTGGAGATGGTACAGGAACAGGTAACCAATTCTTAAGAATGTTTAGTTCAGCTTGTGATATGTATATTGGGCAACATAATAGTCTTTTTAGTTTAGGAACTATTCAAACAATAGTTACGGATAGTACATATACAAATCCATTTGTAATTGGCACATTAAATGGTTCAGCACCTTTAGTGTTTGGAACTAACGGAACCGAACGAATGAGAATTCTTGGAAGTATTGATGGAACTGCTTCAGTTTTAATTGGTAATACATCAAGTAATTGGGACACTGCAAATAGAGGAACTTTAGAAATAAATGGTACTAATACTTCATTATTAGGTTTAAAAACAGGTGGTTCACCTAAAGCATATTTTTATACTACTGGTACTGATACTTATATAAATAATGAAGTAAATGGTGGAAAAATATTTTGTGTTGCATTTAGTGCAGGAGTTTATTTGTCAACAGGAGCGACATCTTGGACTGCTAATTCGGATGAAAGATTAAAAAATATTAAAGGTAATATTGAAAATGCAATTGAAAAATTAATGACTTTAAGACCTGTAAATTTTAGTTGGAAATCAGATAATGATAATAAAGAAAATTTAGGGCTAATTGCTCAAGATGTAGAAAAAGTATTCCCACAAGTGATTGATAAAAATAAACTACCGACAAACGCAAATTATGAACAATTAGATGAAACAGAATATTTGGGTGTGCGTTATCAAGAATTAGTTCCTGTATTAATAAAAGCAATACAAGAGCAACAAGTACAAATAGAGGAATTAAAAGCTAAAATAAAATAAAATGAAATATTGGTACATTAATCAATTAGACTGCGTTCCACAAGACGGAAATTTAACAGACTTTGTAGTCGTAGCACATTGGTCAAGGTTCGCTAAAGAAACAATCAATGGAGTAGAATACTTTGCTTCGGTTTACGGAAGTCAATCATTCTCAAAGGATGACGTTGCTAACTTTATCCCATACGAACAATTAACCTATGATATTGTTTGTGGATGGTTAGATGCTTTAATTGATGTTGCAGCTTTAGACCTTAATTTAGACCAACAAATAGAGAATCAAGTTAACCCACCAATTGTAGTTTTACCTTTACCATTTGTTAATCCGTAACAAAATACTATCTTTATAAAAAATATAAATTATGTTAACATTAAACGAGCAGCAATTAAATGACTTAAAAGCATTTATTAACAAGATCCCTACGGAGTTCGGATTACCTTTATTAACTTTTTTTGGTCAGCTTGAACTTGAGCAAAAGCCTAAAGAGGAAAAAACAGAAGATTAATGACACAAGATAGCAGTCAAGCATTAGTTAATACAGGTATAAGCCTTACGGCAGCATCATTAACACTAACACAGGTACAACCATTTGTAACTTTGGTAGCAGGTTTGACTGCTATTATTTCAGGGGTATTTGCAATTAGATATTACTACAAAGCAAGTAAAAGATTTAAGTAATGTATAAGAATATAGTAATAGCGATATTGGTTATTATTGTGTTTCTTTTTATAAAGGACAAATCTGAATATATAGGTCAGTCTTCGGTTATCGTAGATACCGACACAGTTTACCAACAGAAAACTTTTACTAAGTACATTAAGGGGAAATCTATTCCTTTTGTCGTTTTAGACACAATTTACAATATAGATGAGGTTCACGATACAATTACTATCGTAAAAGACTACAACCAAGTAAAGGTTTATTCTGATACTATGCGCATAGATTCATTAGGATACGCATACATTCAAGATACGATCTCACAAAACAAGATTCAGGGTAGAAGTTTTAAAGCTGAAATAAACGAGAAAACTATTTACGTTACAAAGACTATAATACCAAAGCCTAAGAAAGAGGTTTACTTGGGTGTTATAGGCGATTTAAGGGCATTTGATAACAAATTAGGATTAGGACTTGGTCTTGGGTATAAGACGCCTAAAAACGGCTTATTTACGATAAACGCGACTACAAATCATTATTCATTAGGTTACTATAAAAAATTATTTTAAAATGGCATTACCTGTATCGTTCAAAGACTTTGCTAAAAACCCTGTGGTTGCAACTTTATTCATCGTTCTATGTGGCATATCTGCCTTGTATATTGATGTGCGTTCTACCTTTAAAGACCAGATTACAAGTCAAGGGGTTAAGGTTGAAAAGTTAGACGAGAAGGTAGATATTATGCAAGTCGCTTTAAGAAGATGCGATTCATCTTTGGCATCTGCAACGGCTAAACTAAGCACACTTGAAAGTTTAGGTAAAATTCAATCTATTAAGTAATGAAATACTTATTGTTTATATTTTTATTCGGTTGTACGGCATCGGCTCAAAACCAAAGTGAGGACATAAAAGATGATATTGAGTTCCAAAAGTTAATGAATAAGGTATCCGAAACAAATACTTTGTCAGTTCAAGTACAAGCTAAGGCAAGTAAAAAGGAAGCAGAGTTAGTTACAAAAGCAGTTGCAACAATAACCGAATTAAAACAAGAAGTTAAAATATTAAAAACCGAATTAAGTGAAGTCAAAGCATCTTTGGATAGTGTTAGCAATGATAGTGGTATCAGTTTCAAGCTATTCGCAATACCCAATAATAAAGAAAATTAAACAAGATTCGGTTGTTATAATGACCATTGAGCAAGGCAAAGAAATAAACGCTTTGTATTTAGGTTATAAAAAGACAATAGATTCATTACAAATTAAAACAAAGTATTATGATTCAGCAATTAATCAAATTAGTAAAAAGCAAGATACAATCAACATTTACAGATATCATATCCAAAATACTAAACCAACCACAGGAATCCAAGAGTTTAAAGAAACCTACGAGAAAGAAAAAGGCATAAACAGATTATGGACATTAGCTTTATTTATGGCATTAGCACTTATTAAAACACAATAATATGAAATGGATAGCAAATTTATTATCGGACGAAAGGGGATCAATTAGCACTAAAAGAGTAATTGCTTTATTGAGTGCTTTGTTTTTATGTATTACTTTATTGGCTAATTCGTTTAGCCACGTTGAAGTAGCACCAAGCGACAAACTTGTAGACTGCGTTATGGCTATTTGTATAGCTGCAATGGGTACGAGTACAATTGATAAATTCTCAATTAAGAAAGATGCCGAATAACGAAAAAAGAGCATTACTCATAGGCTTTATCTTATGGGTAGTATTATTGACATATTTTACAATTAAAATGTTATAAAAATGAAAGACCAAAAAACATTGGAAAGAATCCAATTACTCCATCCTAAGTTAAGAGATGAAGCGTTAACGATGTATGATGAGATTGTTGCAGCTTTAACAGGAACGGCAGCTTGTCGTTTTGCTTATACGCTTAGAACATTTGCAGAACAAGATGCATTGTTTGCACAAGGTAGAACAAAGCCTGGAGCTATTGTTACTAAGGCTAAAGGCGGTCAGTCTTATCATAACTACGGATTAGCTATTGATATTGTTTTGTTAGTTGACAAAGATAAGAATGGCACTTTTGAAACCGCAAGTTGGGATTTAAAAACTGACTTTGACGGTGATGGCAAAAGTGATTGGCAGGAGATTGTAGCTATTTTTAAGAGATACGGCTACGAATGGGGTGGCGATTGGAAGTTTAATGATGCACCGCATTTTCAAAAAACACTTGGTAAATCAATTGCAGAATTACAAACATTACATAAAACAGGCAAAGTTGACAAGAATGGCTTTGTACTAATTTAAACTTATGCTAAAAACAAAACGCAGGAGGCTTTTTTTCGACATAGAAACATCGCCTAATATTGGGTTGTTTTGGGAAGCAGGATATAAAAAGAATATTGATTATTCAAACATAATTCAAGAACGTGCAATCATTTGTATCTGTTATAAATGGGAAGATGAAAAGGATGTATATGCTTTACAATGGGATGCGAAGCAGAATGACAAACGTATGCTTGAGCAGTTTATTGAGGTTGCAAATGTGGCTACTGAAATGGTTGGACATAACGGGGATAAATTTGACTTGGCTTGGATCAGGACAAGGTGCTTGTTTCACAATATCCAAATGTTCCCAAAATATACAACTATTGATACCCTAAAGGTAGCCAGGCAGAAGTTTAGATTTAATTCAAATAGGCTTAATTATATAGCGGATTTTTTAGGCATAGGTCAAAAGATTAAAACAGAATATAGCCTTTGGAAAAACATTCTATTGCATAAGGACAAGGCAGCAATGGAGGCTATGATTAAGTATTGTAAAAAAGATGTGGTATTGCTTGAAAAGGTTTTTAAACTTTTAAGCGCACATATAGAGCCTAAAACACATTACGGCGTTATATTCGGACAGGATAGAGGTACTTGCCCTGAATGTGGATCAGATGATTTAATTAAAAACAATAAGGTAGTAACTGCAACAGGCTTAACCAGGATTCAATATAAATGCAAAACTTGTAATCACTATCATTCTAAAACTGATAAATAATGTCTAAATTATTATATAATATTATAAATGATTTAATAGATCGCGAGGAAAAAGGTTTAAAAGAATACTTGACTACTATGGACAGAACGGATCTAACAGAGTTAGAATGGTTGCAGCACGCTTACGAGGAAGCATTGGATTTAAGCATTTATTTAAAAAAACTTATAAAAATTAAAACAAATGAAAATGCCTAAAGGATTTAACAAATGGACTTTATTGCAGCAAGAAGATTATTTTACAAAAAAATTGCAAGAATTATACGATATTGAAAAAGAGATAAGAAATGTTTTAGCAAAGATTCGTGGTGGAAATAAAATGGAGTTTAAAGAAATAGAAAGACCTGATGAAATAATTTTAAAAGATTTATAATGTCAGACGAAAAACAAGAAGTAAGCGAGGAAATAGAATGGGAAGATGCTGAAACTACCACGCGAAGTGATTTAATTAGCTGCGCCTATTATGCTATTTCAGC